TTCCGAAAGATGCTAAGGAAAAATTATTTGCTGGGACATTGTCTAACACTGGTACAGGAGAAGTTGCTCCGTCTATAAGAACAAGTCTAGCTACCTCAAAACCTCGGTTATGGAGGCAATCTATTAACGAAAAAACAAATATAAATTCAGATTTTTCTAGTGATTTAGATAATGTTGATAAAACAATTTTAGGAGTAATGGTTAAAAGATCTAATTTAGGAGAATTTATTCGTTATAAAGCTGAAGAAACTAGAGCAAACAATCAAATTGGAAGATCTAAAATTATAGATGATAATCGAGATGGTGTGAAAAAACCTTTTAGTAAACCGAAGTTTGTAGAATTGACAACTTCTACATATGGGCAGTTCGAAAGGAACCAAATACAAGTTAGTGACAATTTAGCTACCTTGACATTCAAAGCAGGAACGACTATCCAAGATATAATTGAAGAAATTATTTTATCGAGTGAATACGGAAGGAAGATAGGCTCAAAAACGCCTGATGCATATGGCATGATAAGTTGGTTTAAAATAGAACTAGAAGTTTATAATCTAAAGGATAAAGAACAAGAGATTAAAGCAGGAAGACCTCCTAGAATTTATGTTTTTAAAGTTGTTCCTTATAAAACTCATATTAGTAGATATTCTCCAGTCAGTCAACCTAGCTTAACTAATTCATTACGTTCGCAATGTGTAAAAGAATATAATTACATTTATACTGGAAAAAATGATAACATAATTGATTTTGACATTTCTTTTAATAGAGCATTTTTTTTAGCTAGTACACCTTTTGGAGGAAAAAATAAAGCAGGCACATTAGATGCAAACGCAAGTAGAAGAGCAGGCACTGAACAAGTACCAAGATCTGTGCCAAGTTCAGGGGGTGAAAGTAACTCGAAATCAGGATCAGCTGTTTATGAAGAATCTTATAAGCCAGGCACTGGATTTGCAGGCGGTGGCATGTTAGATAAAGTTACAAATAGTGTAGCTAGAGATTTTAATGATGCTATTTTAAATAGCACAGTTGATTTGGTTAATGTGAATATGACAATTTGGGGAGATCCGTATTACATTGTTGACAGCGGATTTGGAAATTATACGGCAGTACCTGAGGATGATTTTTTAAATTTAAATTCTGATGGATCAATGAACTATCAAGATGGAGAAGTTCATATTTTATTAAATTTTAGAACACCATTTGATTACCCTCATAGTAAAAAAAATGCTAATGTTTCTAATGATGGATTTATGGATTTCTATGCAGATGGAACACATAGCCCAAAGGCATTTAGTGGAATTTATCAAGTAGTACAGGTTACAAACAATTTTAGTGAAGGTAAATTTTCCCAACAACTAAAAATGATAAGAATAAGAAATCAAGAAAAAATAGATACAAATGAATTAGCAGATCCTAAAAAGGGTGTAGCAAGAACAGTTGTATCAAATGAGGACATAAACCGTGCTGCAGGTAATGCAGGTGGAGGAGTTTAATGGCATCTACAACTCCTAGGAATCAATACGCAAGAGGAAATAAACCTGCTTGGATGACAGGGACAGGACCTTATGTTGGAAGGGTAGCTAACCATTTAGATACAGAATTTATGGGATCAATTGAAGTAGAAATTATGAAAACTACAGAAGCTGGGAGTCCTACTGAAAGTAGTGGTTATTATATTCCTTGTACGTATGTAAGTCCTTTTCTAGGGCAAACACCTAGAAAAGGAGTTGCTGAACGATATGGATTTGATTATACTCAAAAAAGTTATGGATTTTGGGGTATTCCTCCTGATATAGATACAAAAGTTTTAGTTTTAATGGCAGAAAATAATTTTGGTTTTGGATATTGGGTAGGTTGTATTCAAGATAAATTTATGAATTTTATGATGCCAGGAAATGCATCTACTGGTTACAGCACAGAAAGTTCTGCAGGAAAATACTCTAATAAAATTGTGCCAGTAGGTGAGTATAATAAAACATTAGAGTCAGGAACAGGCAGCGATCCTACTCAATATTATAAATTTGTTGACACTGATCAAGCAGATATTTTAGAAAAACAAGGTTTAACAAAATGGGATGAAAATATTGTAGATCAAACTAGAGGAACAACAACGTCAAGTGCTAGGCGCGAGGTTCCTAGCATGGTAGTAGGAATCAGTAGTCCAGGTCATCCTGACAGAAGAAGCGGAAAACCAAAAGTACCTTATGGAGAAAAGTTTGGACAAACAAATGTACCTTTTAACAGATTAGGAGGAACAAGTTTTGTATTTGATGATGGTGATGGAAAAATATTAAGAAAGAAACCTGCAAATACACATCCGCCAGAATATTCTTATGTTGAAAAAAATGAAACTGACGGTGATGTAACATTACCACATAACGAATTAACAAGATGGCGGACTCGTACTGGTCATCAGATTGTTATGCACAATACAGAGGATCTAATTTATGTGATTAATGCCCAGGGAAATGCATGGATAGAAATAACAAGTAATGGAAAAATTGATATTTATACAGATGATAGTGTTAGTATACATTCTGAAACTGATTTTAATTTAAAAGCAAATCGTGATATAAATCTAGAAGCATCTGGAAATGTTAATATTAAAGCTAGAGAGCAAATGCGTTTAGAATCTGGTAATGCTACACATTGGAAAGTTGGTACAGCAGAAATTAAAAAAGATCCAGCTCTGCGATCAGAATTAGGAATCAAAAATGAAGACGGAACATGGAAATGGAATAGTTTTGAAGATTTACCAACAGTGGAGCAACCTGGTGATAATTTGTATATAGATGTGTCTCGAGATGTATATTGGAAAATTGGCACCCATCCTGAAAAAGGAGATATGAAAGTAGAAATTTCTCAAGACCATCACATTACGATTGACAGAGATAGATTTATTTTAGTGAAAGAAAATATTCATCAGCATTCTAACAAATCAACATTTACTTTATCGGACGAAGAAATACACCAACATTCAACTAAATCTACATATATTTTGTCAAATGATACACTTGATATTAAATCAGATAAAGAATTTTTCCAATTATCCGGTGCAGATATGCATATAAAATCTGACAAAGATTGTAGGATTTTTGCTAGCACTAATGCAGTTTTAAAAAGTACTAATAATTATATAAATGGTAGTGCAGCTAATCATATGGTAGCCGCAACAAATTATATTACTGGATCAGGATCCAATGAATATAATGCTCCGCAAAATAACATGAGCATGATACAAAATTTTGGTTCTGGATCAGCTACTGGATCACCAGGAGTTACAGCTACACCTGCTACAAACGCTGTAGATGCTATAGATGCAGTATTACCAGAATGTGCTCATCATACATTTATACCTATTAGAATACCTACACACGAACCTTATTATAGTCATGAAAATTTAAAACCAGAACAGTTTTATCCAGATAAAACTGACAGCACAATTTCTATAAATGATGATTGTGTTTTTGCTATCAATTATGAACAAGAAGAAATAAAAGCTCCTATTACATTTAAAGGGGGAGCACAAGAAGATACATTTAGGAAGGGGAGATAATGAAATCAAAGCTCTATAAAGAAGTTGTTGTTAAAGGTAATAAAACTATACAACAAGCAAAAAAATCTGGTAAAATATACAAAGGTATAAGCACAATCAATCCTTCCAACAAAAATGTATCCTTATATGATTTGTCGTTAATTAAACAAGATCTAATTAATCATTTTCATATTAGGCAAGGCGAAAACTTAGCAGATCCTACTTTTGGAACTATTATATGGGATTTACTATTTGAACCAATGACGCCTCAGCTCAGAAATTTAATTATCGATAATGTAACAAATATTGTAAATAGTGATCCTAGAATTTATGTAAGTCAAATTATTGTAGACGAATATGAATCAGGTATACAGATTGAATGTAATATAAAGTATCTATTGTTTAATATACAAGAAAGCATGCAATTAAATTTTGATAAAAATGCAGGTTTTTTATCTAATTAAACATGTGTTTTTTATAAAATAAATACAAAAAAAGGATTAAAAGATGTCATCTAGTGATAGACAAAATAGGCTATTAGTTGCTGAAGATTGGAAAAGGATTTACCAAACTCTTCAAAAAGCTGATTTTCAAAGTTATGATTTTGAAAATTTAAGGAGAGTGATGATAAATTACCTAAGGCAAAATTATCCAGAAGACTTTAATGATTATATACAAAGTTCAGAATATTTAGCTTTAATTGATTTGATAGCCTATTTAGGACAAAATTTGTCATTTAGGATAGATTTAAATGCTAGGGAAAACTTTTTAGAATTAGCAGAAAGACGAGAAAGTATTCTAAGACTTGCTCGTTTGTTAAGTTATTATCCTAAAAGAAATACAGCAGCGTCAGGTTTACTTAAAATAACAAGTGTAAGAACTACTGAAATTGTAACAGATTCTAATAATTTAATATTGTCTAATCAAAATATTATTTGGAATGATCCATCTAATCCAAATTGGTACGAACAATTTATTATTGTTATGAACACTTTGTTTGATAGTAATCAAAAGTTTGGTAATCCAGAAAAACAAGCAGATGTTGAAGGTATTTATACTGCAAAGTATAATATAAATTCACTAGAGGATGGTACACTAGGAATAAAATCGTTTAGTAAAAATATAGACGGATCTAATGTAGCTTTTGAAGTTGTTCCAATAGATATAGAAGATAGTAAATTAGTTGAATCTGCTCCTATTATTGACAAAAAATTCTCAATAATATTTAGAGAAGATTACATAGGACCAGCTAGTAATAATACTGGATTTTTCTGTATGTTTAAGCAAGGGACAATAGACTCAGGAGATTTTCAAATTGAAAATCCAAGTGCAAATCAGTTAGTAACAATCGATGCAATTAATATTAATAATGATGATATTTGGCTTTATAAATTAGATAATAATAGTAATGAAAGCGATTTATGGAATAAAATATCGAGTATTGCTGGTAATAATACGATTTACAATGATATAAGTAAAAAAACAAAAAATATTTACAGTGTACTTTCGAGATTAAATGATAGAATTAGTTTAATATTTTCGGATGGTGTTTTTGGAGACCTACCTAGAGGATCTTTTCGAGTTTATTACCGAACAAGTAGGAATCTTTCATATTCAATTACACCTAAGGATATGTCGGGTATAGGGATTGATATAGATTATCGTAGTCAATCAAATAAAATTGAAAAATTATCAATAACTTTAGAATTACAATATACAGTATCAAATGCAAGTCAATCAGAATCTAACGATGAAGTTAAAAGACTTGCTCCTATGCAATATTATACTCAAAATAGATTAATTACTGCCGAAGATTATCAAATTGGTCCTTTATTAAGTAGTAATGAGATTATTAAAACAAAAAGTGTAAATAGAATTTCAAGCGGAATATCTAGATATTTTGACTTGATAGATGCAACAGGAAAATATAGCTCAACTAATTTGTTAGGGTTTGATGGTATTATATATAAAGAAAATTATATAGAATCATACGCTTTTACTTTTGAAACTTTAACAGATATAGAAGGAATTTTATATAATGCAATTGATCCTATAGTAAAAAATACAAAAGTAAGTAATTTTTATTATGGCTCTACAGACCCTATTCCTTATGTTGATTTAAATGTAACTTGGATTAATAAACAATCTACATCAAGATATTCTTCAGGAAGTTTACTTAGTAAAAACAATTTAGAAATTACAGTAGGTCCAGAAGTTAATGACATTTTTAGAAATATAAGGATAGGAACTGCATTAAAATTTGATGCTCCAAATGGATTTCATTTCACGTCATTAAATAAATTAGAACAAGGAGAGGCTAATTATGCTGGTTCTAAAACTTACATATATGCAACAGTTCAATCCGTATACAATAACGGTGTAGGAACTTTAGACAATGGCGAAGGACCGATAGTATTAAATGAAAATGTCCCAACAGGAGCTATTTTATCTGTGATTAGACCTTTCATAAATAAAAAAATATCACAAACAGTTAAAACAGAAATACTTAATCTAATTTTTGAAAAGAAATTTTTTGGATTACGATTTGATAAAGAGAAAGCAGAATGGATGATCATTTTAGAAGAAAATTTGAATACATTGGATGCTTTTAATGAAGGAAATAGTGGCGATAATACTGGTCAAAAAGTTGATTCAAGTTGGTTGCTAAAATTTGTTTTTGATGGAGTAAAATATATTGTAGAATACAGAGTTTTGAGATTTGTGTTTGAAAGTGAAAAACAAATTAGATTTTATACAGAAGAAACAGATAAAATTTTTGATACTGTTACAGGAAGAATTGTAAAAGATAAGATTACAGTATTAAATATTAATACCACACCCTTATCTTTACAAGCAAATGAAAATGGTTTAACAAATTACACAAATGATTTTACATGGGAAATTACAGCACCATATAGAGAAACTTTAGGTTATATTTCTAGTAAAAAAGTAGAAGTAAATTTCTTCGATAGTGACGACGACGGAGTTCCTGACAATGTAAGCCTTTTTGATGAGATTGTTGGCGTTTATAATACAGATAAATTTATTTTTCAACAAAAAATAACTAATATAAATGGTGTAGAAACTTATGAATATGTTGATAAAAATTTAATAAACGTTCAAATTGTTACAAACGAAACACAGATTGGACCATATAGTCAATATGAAAATAATCAGCTTTTTTATATAAGCGATACTAATTCTTTTAAAATTTTGAACAAAAATAAGAGCATATTAGAATATACTTACAATTATAAAGCATTTGTTGGTAGAGATAAATTAAAATTTAGTTATGTTCATTCGGCTGATGTGAATAGTAGATTAGACCCTAGTGTTTCCAATATAATTGATATATATCTTTTAACAAAATCATATGATAATGATTTTAGAAATTATGCTAATAATTTAATAAATGCAAAGCCAGTATCTTTAACTTCAGATGAATTATATTTGAATTATAGTGGACCTTTAGAAGAAATAAAATCATTAACAGATGAAATAATATATCATCCTGCAAAGTATAGAATTTTATTTGGATCTAAGGCTGATCCCGAATTACAAGCAAAATTCAAAGTTGTAAAAAATACTGATATATCAACTAATGATAACTTTATAAAATCTGAAATTATACAGCATGTAAACGAGTTTTTTGCTTTAGAAAATTGGGATTTTGGTGAAACTTTTTATATGACTGAATTGTCTGCCTATATTACCTACTCCATGTCTCCTAAAATTGTGTCTATTGTATTGGTTCCTCTGTCTATGTCTCAAACGTTTGGTAGTTTATACGAAATTAAAGCAGACGACGATGAAATTTTTATTAGTGGAGCGACAATTAAAGATATAGACATTGTTGATGAACTAAATGCCGTTGAACTTAGGTTAGCAATTGGTAGTGTTAGAAATACAGCTTAAAAGGAAAATGAATGGCTTTTTTAAATGATCAAACCGAACCCATGCCAAGTAATAATGACAAAAAAGAATCTATTAACCATCTACCAAAATATTTTAGAACAAATTTTAACAAAAAATTTCTAAATGCAACAGTTGATCAATTGATACAATCGGGATTAGTTAAAGATCTAAATGGTTTTTATGGTAGGAAAAATACAACTGCCTTTGATTCTACAAAAGACTTATATATCACTGATAATTTTAAAAATAGAAATGATTATCAATTTGAACCTGCTACATTGGTTAAAGATGAGTTAGGTAATTTAGAATATTACAGTAATTACAATGATTTAATCAATTTATTGCAAAATTATGCTAAAGATAATGTAAATCATGATGTAGTAAATTCTGCAGAATATTATGCATGGCAACCTCATATTGATTTTGATAAATTTATTAATTTTTCAAGTTATTATTGGTTACCTTATGGTCCACCTAGTGTACAAGTTTATGGTCAAACTAAGGAAGTGAAAAGCACTTATGCTATTGATCTTAGAGATAATTTAGATAATTTTACATATGTTTTTACACCAGACGGACTTACTAATAATCCTGATATTACCTTATATAGAGGTCAAACATATAAATTTGTTGTAAATGTTCCAAATTATCCTATTGCGTTTGTTACAAAGATAAGTTTTACTCCTGGTAGAGAGTATGGTCAAGAAACAACAAACACTTCTTTAGTTTATGAAAATGGAATTACAAAATTAGATAACGATGGCTTTTTAACTGATGAAAAATTTATTGATAGCGGAGTAATAGAATTTACTGTACCGGATAATGCTCCTGATGTAATTTATTATATTTCTAAAACCGATCCAAACCTTGCAGGGTCTATAAGGATTTTTGATATTTTAGAAAATTCAGAAATAGATGTAGAAAAGGAAATAATCGGTAAAAAGAATTACACGACAAGTCAAGGTTGGGATTTATCCAATGGTATGAAAGTTAATTTTATTGGTAATGTTTTTCCTAAAAAATATGCTGATGGAGAATGGTTTGTTGAAGGCGTAGGAGAATCTATAGAATTGATAAATTCGTCTAATTTAGAATCTGTAGCAGGTTTTTTAAATGATGAATTTGTAGATTTTGATACAAACGGATTTGATACGTTACCTTTTAGTAAAGCATTGAAGTATTTAGGTAATAAAGATTATATAACAATTAATCGCAGTAGCATCGATGGAAATATTTGGAGTAATACTAATAGGTGGTTTCATATTGACGTTATAGAGAAGTCTTATGAAATTAACAAAGAAAATACTTCTATAAATCAAAGTTTTAAAGCTGCAAGACCTATTATTGAATTTAATAAAAATTTAAAATTATTTAATTTTGGTACAAAAAATAAAGGAAAAATTGATTTAGTAGATGATGTAACAACAGATGCATTTTCTAATATAGAAGGTAGTGAAGGATATTTTATTGATGGTGTAGAATTAACAGAAGGATTAAGAGTAACGTTTTTAAAAGATACTGATATTTTGGTAAAAAATAGGATTTTTAAAATCAAGTTTATTACTGTTAATAATAATAAGCAAATAACACTTGTAGAAGATGATACAGTGCCGGAAATTAATGACAATATAACAGTCAGAAATGGTCAAAAATACAATGGCACAAGTTTTTATTTTAATGGTACAACGTGGATTAAAGCTCAACAGAAAGTTTCAGTTAATCAGGCACCCTTGTTTGATTGTTTTGATAAAAATGATATTTCATTAAACGATCAATTAAATTATCCTAGTAGTAATTTTTCAGGAAACAAGATTTTTTCTTATGAAATAGGAAATGGCAATAATGATACTGAATTAGGATTTCCAATAACATATAAGAATATAGAAAATTCTGGAGATATTGTTTTTAAATTTGACTTAGTTTCTCATGATAATATAATTTATAAAGATAATATACAACTAAGCATCTATAACAATCCATTATATATTAGAAAATATAATAATGATCAAACATATCAGCTAGTTAATGGGTTTACAAAAGTAGAAGCCAGTAGACAAAATGTTATAAGACAGTTTATAGTTGAAGATGACAGTAAAATATATCCCATTGATACATATGATGATAATAATTTTATTAATGATTTGTGGATAAGGGTTTACGTTAACAATGTTTTACAAAAAATAAATGTTGCATACGTTATAGAACAAAATGTAAATGGCGAAAGTTATATTAGATTTTTGAAAAATTTAGTTTTAGGATCAAGTATCATATTAAAAACAAGAACAAAATATCAAAAAAATTCTAATGGATTCTATGAAATTCCAGCGAATTTAGAAACGAATCCATTAAATGAAGATTTGGATATTTTTACTTTTGGTGAAGTCTTAGATCATTGTAAAACTATAGTAGAAGAAACAAATAATTTTGAAGGCATTTTTCCTGGTAGAAATAATTTACGTGATTTAGGTTTGCAATTTCACAAAGGAAGAAAATTTTGCAAGCATTCTTCATTATTCAACTTATATAGTTTTAACATGTTACAAAAAGATTTTAGCATAATTGATTCAATATCTTTTTCACAAGACGAATATAGTAAATTTAAAAGAAATTTTATTTCAACTGCAACAAATTTAGGATTTGATGGAGAAATAATAAATCATTTTGACAAAATACTGTTGAGTTTAAATAAAAATAAAACTGAAACAAATGCATTTTATTTGTCAGATATGCTAGGAATAAATGGAAAATTAATAAATGAAACAACAATAGAAGATGTAGATCAAATTTATTTTGGTATAAGTGAAGATTTTAAATTAGATTATCTAAGTGATAAATCAGTCCTTGTATATAAGAATAAAAAACAACTTATTCATGGTAAAGATTATATATTTATAGATGGCGGGTTTGTAGAAATAAATGCAAAAAAACAATTAGGAGATATAATTTCGATTTATGAGTTTGAAAGTACTAATGGGTCTTTTATTCCAGCTACGCCTACAAAATTAGGTTTATATCCTAAATTTCAACCAAGATTATATATTGACGATACTGTTCAAATTACAGGAAATAATATTTTAGAAAATTTTAAGTTATATGGTGTTGAAGAAAATACACAAGAAATAGGGTGGTTTTTTCCTTTATTCAACGAATATCAAACTGCAAGTGATAAAGATGTCGAATTAGGCGGAAACGGTGAAGTATATATTTTAAAATTAGAAGGATTATCAAGAGCTTATTATCTACCAATGTCAAATAAAAATTTAGCAGCTCAAGATAATGAGGTGTACAATGAATTAATTATTGGTGAAGTGATAATACAAGGACATGATAATAGTAAGATTACAGCATTTAAAGATTACAGAGATAATTTAATATTAGAGCTAGAAAAGAGAATTTTTAATAATATTAAAATTAATTATGATGCTGATTTATTTGATATATATAAAATTATTCCTGGATATAATAGGAAAACAAATATTTCTAGATCAAATATAGAAAGTATTATGTTTGCCGATTTTGCTAAATGGATAAAATTGGTAAATGTTGATTTTGTAACACATCGATATTTTGATTTTAATAATAAATTTACATATAATTTTAATCATACTAAATTTGATAATGGTGAATCAGTTCCTGGCTGGTGGAGAGGAATTTTTCATTATGTTTATGATACTGACAGACCGCATACTCATCCTTGGGAAATGCTAGGTTTTTCTATAAAACCAGACTGGTGGGAAGAACAATATGGTAAATTACCATATACTAGAAATAATTTAGAATTGTGGCAAGACCTTGAAGCAGGTATAATAAGAAAACCTACAATAAAAATTGATAAAAGATTTATTAGACCAAATTTAACAAAGTATATTCCGGTAGACGAGCATGGTAATTTAGTAAATCCTTTGTATAGCAATGTGTTGAAAAATTACTCTTATGATAGGATACAAGATCAATTTAGATTCGGAGATTATAGTCCAGTAGAAACTGCATGGAGAAGGTCTAGTGGTTATGTGTTTTCTTTGCTTAAGGCAGCTATACTCAATAAACCTAGCTACGTTTTTTCTGTAGCTTTTGATAGGAATAGGCAAAAAAGGAATGTAGCAGGACAAATAGTTTATTCAGAAACTGATAATCATATTAAACTTTCTGACTTAATATTTTTAGAAAAAACAGATACAGACAATGTAAATTATTGTAGTGGATTAATTAATTATGTTTTTGATTATCAAAATAAAATATACAAAGGAAAATACGTAGATTATCAATTATTATTGAGAAATATTACAAATCAGATGTCCTTTCATCTTGGAGGATTTACAGATAAAGAAAAACTAAAATTAATTTTAGATAGTAGGACTCCGTCTAATAATGGTAATGTTTTTGTACCTAGTGAAAATTATTCAATAAATTATGTAGAAAGTTATCCTATAAAAGAAATTGTTTACAGTGGTGTAATTATTGAAAAGCAAGCAGAATTACTTTATATTCGTGGTTATGATAATACATTACCATTATTTGCTTATTATAAAGTTATTAGGAAAAATACAGATAGAACATTAAACATTGGTGGAATAAGTGAAAGTTTTATTAATTGGGTTCCTGCGCAAGATTACGTCATTGGTACAATTGTAAGAGTAAATGAAATTTTTTATAGAGTAAAAATTAGTCATACAAGTACAGATGAATTTGACAAAACAAAATTTGTTGTATTACCAAGATTACCAATTGAAGGTGGTATAGATATTACTATTCCAACTAATTTTGAAAAAAGTTTATCATATTTAGATTATGATACAGGCGTAAAGTCTGTGCAAGATGTCGTTGACTTTTTATTAGGTTATGGGCACTACTTAGAGACAATTGGATTTAAATTCGATAAGTTTATTAATGACGAATATGAATTAGCTGATTGGAATCATGCAGTAAAACAGTTTGTTTTTTGGTGTACGCAAAACTGGCAAGCAGGATCAATTATAACATTAAGTCCAGGTGCTTATAGATTAAATTATTACAATTCTCAAGCAGTAGTTGGTAATACTTTAGATTCTAGGTCGGGTTATAATATATTAGACGCTGATGGTACAAGTATTAATTTTAAAGATTTAAATTTTGTAAGAGATAATAGTAATAATTTTATTATTGATGCAGCTGATACTGATAAAAGTATATATTTTGCAAAATTTCCTTTAGTATTAAAAGAACATGTTGTGTTAATTGATAATATAACTGTATTTAATGATACAATTTTTGACTTAGTTCCAGGATATAGACAAGATAGAATTAGAGTAGCAGGGTATATAACTAATAATTGGACAGGAGCATTTAACATAGAAGGATTTATTTATCATGATGCAACTTTAAAACAATGGTTACAATGGAATGATTATAACACAGGCGATCTAGTAAAATATAAAGAATTTTATTATATAGCACCTAATAAAATATCAGGACAAGAATTTTTTGATTTTGACCAGTGGACAAGATTAGACTATAAACCAGAATCAAAATTAATGGCAAATTTTGATTACAAGACAGAACAATTTAATGATTTTTATAGTTTAGATAGTAATAATCTTAATGTTGAACTGCAGCAAATGGGACAACATTTAATTGGATATCAAAAAAGACAATATTTAGAAAATATTATCAATAATGAAGTTAGTCAGTATAAGTTTTATCAAGGTTACATAAAAGATAAAGGCACAAAGAAAAGTTTAACAAATTTGTTTGATGTGTTAAGTAGTGATCAAAAAGAAAGTTTAGAATTTTTTGAAGAATGGGCAGTTAGAGTATGTACGTATGGAGGAATTGACACTTACAAAGAATTTGATTATACACTTAATGAAGAAAAATATGATTTAAAATCTCAGCCTATTTTATTAACTAATGAAAAAACAAATATTATAGATAATATCTATAGAATACCTAGCTACGAAACGTATTTAAAATATGAAAACTACGATCATAACCCATTTCCTTTAGTAGAAAAAGGATATACTGATGTATTTTCTACTACAGGATATGTAAATGTAAAAGATATAAATGATACAATACAAAATTATGAGGATTTGCTAGTTTATAACGCAACTCAATTAAATCTGTATGATTATATACATGTTATAAATTATGACAAAAATAATTGGGCTGTTTTAAAATATATTCAATTGTCTTATTTTATAAAAAATATTATTATAGATGATGCAAAGGTAACTCAAATTATCATAACATTAGATCGTTTGCCTAAAAACGATATATATGTTGGATCTATAGTTGGAATTTCTACTATATCTTATAGTTATTTTGTAGAACAAAATAATGACCTTTCTAAATTTACTAACTCGATAGATGTAGATTTGTTTTTTTCTATACAAACAATTGTAGATAACACATTAACATTAAACGCTACGTCAGATTTTGTTACAAACTTAAAAGATCAATTACCTAAATTACCGGACACAATAATAGAATACACTGGCATATTAACAGGATTTGAAAATTCTAGAATATCCAATTTTGATGATATTACAAAAATAAATTTTGAAAAATTTCAACTTGGGCATAAAATTTGGGTTGATAATGATGATGATTGGCAAGTTTTAAATTTAAATGAAAAATTTAACAAAACTAATGAAATTTCACTAGATAATTTTTCTAATATTACATTTGATGTAAACGAAAAAAATACCATTTTAGTCGTAGGTAATCATAGTAAGGGTGATGGTAAAGTATATGTCTATACTAGGGCAAGCACATTATATCCTTTTGTTTTATCGCAAATATTGGAACCTAACGAAAGTTCAAAGGTCGAATTTATAATATCTGATTTAAATGGTTTAAATGAATATGTAGTAGTCGATAGTAATTTTTCTGTAACAGACATAGAAAAAATATTTGTAAATGGAGTTGGAATTACAGATTATACAGTATCTGTAAATGAAAATAAAATAGTTTTTAATCAAACTCAAGGGTTTGGTGCAAAAGTTATAATAGAGTTTTCACAACATGCAATTCCTTATTTGTTTGGCGAATCTTTAAAAATTTCTAAAGATGGAAAGTTTATAGCAATAGGAAGTCCGTCAGAATCTTTTGTAAAAACTAAATTTGTTGGAACTTATTTAGAAAATCAAACGTACGAAACTGGAGATATTGTTGCATATAATAATTTATATTGGACTGCTCTGATACCAGTTCTTCCTGCTGCTGAGTCTACTTTAATCAACAGTTTTTATAATTTTAATGAATTTTTGGTTGAACAAAATTTAGATACTGAAAATGCTGTTGATGTAGCTATGTTGTTAACTGGAAATTATCCAATTACAGGTAGTGATAATACTATAATTGCTGATCATTTTTTAATAAAACTTAATAAAGAAATGTATGATGCAGTACAGGTAGGAGATGAAATAGTACTGCATTGGAATAAATTTACTAATGCTAATCAGACCCAATTAGAAATATTTGCTAGGGAACCATTTTATGATTCTATAAATTTTTTAAACTCAAATGCTAAAGCTAGCAATATACTTACTGATAAGCATATTATTCAAGAAAAAGTAGAATGTATTTTAGTTTTAGAAACAATTATTGAGATTGAATTAAATTCACGTGTATATTCTGGTAATGCATTTGGTTATGTTGCATATCAATATACAACAGTTGATTCTAATATAATTTACTTAAAAAATGTATACAAAGTATTTGACCAAAGCTCTATTCTGTATCAAGATGGAGAAATTTTAGGAGATTATACTTTAGCATTAACAAATGAAGACAATTTATATGGAAATATTCTTGGTCATTATATTAAGATTGATGTTCCACCATACTATGTTGGAAATACAGTTATAGATAATGGTAGGGGATTAATAGTTAAAGAAACGATTACAGATAGTACACCTACAAATTTATTTTACGCTAATATCTTAGATAATGTAAACATCAATACTAATGCTAGTTTAATCAAAAGATTTAGTTACAATGGAATAAAAATACAACAAATAGATCCATTAATCCCTGATGCATGGGAATCAGTTGATCAAGAATATGTTTTTAGACATTATGCAGTGAGATTACCTATAGGTTTAGAAAATTTATCTATTGGTGATAGTTTTTCATTTTATTATAATCAATTACCAAAAACAATTAAGCTATTAAAAGTAAAAAATGTTCGCTTTGCTACTGCACCTACGTTAGTCGAAGGAGAAATTTTAACTCAACGTAATACAAATGCATTTGCTACTGTATTTTCAAGTGTAGTTGTAGAAGATCCTAATAATATTGATAATACAGTACCTGTTTGGCAAATCCAAGTTCAATTCTTAAGTCAAGACGTATCAGAAATTATTTTTGATTTTGAAAATTTACTTGTAGGGTCTGTTAGCGGAGAAACATTTTTAGTTCCGATTGAAACTCCTGTTTCAAATATTTACAAATCAATTACAGACTTAGGGTTTTCAAATAACACTATTTTGAATAATAATGATAATCTAACAACTATTTGGGATTTATGGGATGGATTTATAATTTATAGAGAAAATAGATTTAGTCCAGATGGTTTGCCTTATGAACCATATCCTAAATATTTTGAAAATTTAGGGAATTTAGAAACAGTACCAGGTCGTGTAGGACAAATTATTAGAGAAAAAGGAACAAGCAATACTGCTGAGGTAATGTATCTACAACGTCTTTCTGATGGAACAATATTAGTCTATGTTGGAAATGTTACTGGTACATGGAAATTAGGTGAGAAAACTGTAATAGATGGTTTAAGTCAAGAAGCAACTATAGAAATGCTAGCAATGACAGGTATTAATGATCCGTATAATCGTGCAGACATTTACAATGTAGATAGAGATATAGGATTCAGTATTGATGTATCTTTACCAACAAATGAAATAGGTAAACTTGCAGTTGTTTTACACCAATTTAGTATACCGATTACAGCAGAATCAGAAATAAAAGGAGAAGAATATTGGATTTATAAAAATGAAATTGTAGTAGGACAAGCAAGGTCCGCATCAATCCCTTCTAAGGTTTCGTTGGAATGGCAAGAAGTTAAAAATTTACAATACGATGTAAATGGTAGTCCTAGCTCTTATGAGAAAGAAGGATCGTTATACATATATGAGTTTATTGGAAATATTTATAGAAAAAGTAAACAACTTGTTTTGTTTAACAGAGATAATAATACTGAATTTGGTAAAGATATATCGATTACATCTCATAATGAAGTTTATAAAGTTTTTAGTTCATCTAATTTAGGCATTAGTAAAAATATTAATATTTTCAAGAAAGGTATTGAAAATAATATTTTATATGATTGGACTACATCTAAAAATCCTAATTACAGGGGAACGTACGATAATAATGAAACTTATTTTGTAAATGATATTGTACTTGTTGATAATGTGTTCTATGTTGCAACTTCTAATAGAAATCCTGAGACTTTTGATTATGCATATGATTTAGGAGTATGGAAAGAAGCAGATAATTTAATAGATTATACAGGATATTTGCCTAATAATAGTCTTTTAAATATCACTTTTGATTCAGTAGATATTAGTACAATTCCTTTAGAGAATTTATTTGAATATGGAATAAATTATGCTGTGAGTAAAGATGGCGAAGTTTTAGTTGTTACAGTAAAATATACCAATGAAAATACTAATACACTGGCAGTATATAGAAATTTAAATGGATATTATAAATGGAGTCAAAATATAAGTCCACCAAACAATAGCATAGATTTTGGACATTCTCTTAGTTTAAACGGTGATGGCTCGATATTAATAGTAAGTGATCCAAAAAATAATTTTGGTGGGTTTTCTAATGGCGTAGTTTTTTATTACAAATTAGAAAGTAGCAATTTTGTATTAAAACAGACTATTTATAATAGATATAATGAAGCTTTTGAAAAATTTGGAGAGTATGTAACTATAGATGAAAATTTATTATTGTATGTGTATTCAAAAAATGGTTATCAAACTTTCTACATTAGTTTAGATAATTCTACTACAACTTTTGATAATAATTTTACCAGTTTTAATACTATTAAAGATAATTTAGGATCAGTTAGCATTTTTCAAATTATAGGAAATACTTTTGTATATTCTGGAAATTTAGATATGCAAATTACAGATGTAACTACGTCGTTTGGAGAGCATATAATTACTAACAATAATAATGTTTATGTAAGTTTACAAAATTTAGATAAAATAGTTGAATTTGGGAAAAAGAAAAAAGAATTATTTTCTATTTTGAGAAAACCAAAATATCCAGTTGATTTATCTAAAATTAAAAAAATTAATTTGTATGATAAGCGAACAAAAAAAGTAATTAAAGAATTAGATTATATAGATGCTTCACAAGGTAAAATTCCAGGACCTGCAGAACAAAATATTACTTTTAAATTACCATACGATCCTGCAATTTATACAAATGCAAATTCTTCGGAAGTTAATCAAGATGAAACTATGTACTGGAGTAATGATCATGTAAATGAAATTTGGTGGAATACAAAAAATGTAAAATTTTATCATCCATATCAAGATAACGTTAAATATTCAACTAATTATTGGTTTAAGTATGATAATACTGTTGATATAGAAATATACGAATGGGTTGAATCAGACTATACACCAACACAGTGGAATGAACTGTCTGGTACACCTGAAGGGATTTCTCTTAATATCACTGGTACAGCAAATAGTAACTATTCTATAGAAAGAAAATATAACGAAATAACTAAATCTTTTTTTGTAAAATATTATTATTGGGTAAAGAATGTTACTGTATTACCAAGTAAAAAAGGAAGGAATTTAACAGCAGCTCAAATAAAAAATTTGTTACAAGATCCATTAAATGAGAATTATTCTTTTGTAGCGTTAATATCTACAAATGAATTTGCGTTGTTTAATTGTAAAAACTATTTAATAGATGATCATGTTGCAATATCTTTTCAAATATACACAGATACAATTACTCCTGAGCATTTTGAATATAAATTATTGACTGTAGATGATGCACAAAGTAAAATTCCAGAAAATGTTCATATGAACTTAGTTGATTCTTTGGTAGGTTATGATCTTTATGGTAGGTCTGTGCCAGATATGACATTAAGTGAAAAGTATAGGTATGGTAATTTGCAATCTATTAGACAAAGTTGGTTTAAAGATAGACACAAGGCTTTGGAAATTTATTTCAACAGAGTAAATCTTGTTTTAAAAAATTACTTATTGATTGATAATAAAGATATATCTAATTTATTTGCAAAAGATGAACCGCCTGGTTATGAATTAAATTTTTATGACGTAGTAGTTGATACGTATGATGATTTATTTAATTCTGGTATTGGAAAAACAGAACAAGCAGAGATTTCTCTAGTAATAGAAAATGGTTCAATTTTAGAAGTAATTGTTATAAATCCAGGTTATGGATACTTAGTTAATCCAACGTATACAGTTATTGGTAAAGGTAGTAATTTAATATTAGATTTTGAGTTAGATACAACAGGTAGTATATCAAGTGTAGGCGTTGTGAATGGAGGAGAAAATTATTCTCAGTCAACTTATGTAGTTGTACGTAAATTTACTGCCTTAGTAACAGCTGATGAAACTGTATTAGGAAAATGGGCACTTTATGAAAAAGATAGCCATACAAGTTGGAGTAGAATTCAAACACAAGGGTTTAATACAAATCTGTATTGGAATTATATAGATTGGTATGAAAAAGGTTATAACACTAAATCTAAAATAAATTACGTAATAGATTATGCTTATCAATTGCCAGGCTTATCGGATATAATAGGCGATGTCGTTAAAATTAAAAATATATCAAATAACGGATGGTTATTATTAAAGAAAATTAATAATATTGCGAATGCAGATTATACAGTAAACTATGAAACTATTGGAAAGCAAAACGGGACAATAGAGTTTTCGTCGGTATTATATAATGTTACAGACGCTTTAATTAATTTTGATTTAAAATCATATGATACAAATCTATACGATAGTATTCCAAGTATAGAAATTAGGAATATTTTGAATGCAATAAAGAATGAAATATTTATAGATGACTTAGCAGTAGAGTACAATAGATTGTTTTTTGCATTGTTACGGTATGCGTTTTACGAACACTCTGCTATAGATTGGGCATTCAAAACTAATTTTTTAAAAGTTAAGCATAATGTTGGAGAATTGAGAAATGATGTTACATTTAACAATGATAATTTGTCAAGTTATGAAGAATATGTAAGAGAAGTTAAACCTTTCAAATCTAAATTAAGAGAATTTGTAAGTGTTTATGATACTACAGAAAATGCGTCTACGTTTATAGGAGATTTTGATTTAAGTCCTCAATATCAGCAGGATTATAATAAAATTTTGCCATATAAAATAACTGTTACAGAAGATGGATTTTATAATACAGAAAGTTTAAATACAGATGTTTCTAAAATTTGGAATGCTTATAATACATATTCTATAACTGAAATTAAAATAGGTGATGGTGGAGCAGGCTATAGTGTGCCACCTAAAATAACTGTTACGGGCGGCGGTGGATCTGGGTTTGAAGCAATTGCTAGGCTCGGTAATAATGGAAGCATTACAGCAGTTGATGTAATCAATCCTGGAACTGGTTATTTTTCTACTCCTAGAATCACTATAAATGGTTCAGTAGCAGAGGAAGGAAGAGAAGCTAGATTGTCTATCATATTAGGAGACCAGCTTACAAGATCTGTTAACACCAGTATAAAATTTGATAGATTATCTAAAAAATATGAAATTACAAGCTTAGAAACAAGCGAAACGTTTGTTGGTACAAATAATAAATTTTATTTTATTTTACAATGGCCAATGCAATTAACCAAAAGTAAAGTTTCAATATATTTCAATAATGCTAAGGTATTATCACAAGAATATACAATTACAAATGTATTAGATAATTCAAAGGGTTATGATAGATATGTAGGAGCTGTTACTTTTGATGTTCCACCTAATGCTAATACAGAAATAGTAATAAATTATTTTAAAGATGTAAAATTTTTAACAGCACAAGATAGATTTTCTTTAGTATACTCTTTATTTTCGTCTAATTTAACTTTAGCTGATTATATGGATGGAATAGATTACGGTGGTGTACAAGTTAAAAGTATTCTATTTGGATCAAAGTTAGGATGGGATACTACTGAATATTTAGATACAGCATTTGATATTAATGATGAAAAATACAATGATATAGTTTATACTGTTGATAGACATTTAACTTACATTGCAGTTTTAGATAGAAAATATGTAATTGATTTTAATATGTTTGCAAAGTTAGTAGCAGCTATAATTAATGGTAATAGTAATTTTATAGCTGAGAAAATAAATTTTTATACTTTGTTTAATGTCAATTATGAAAATGAACCACTTGATAACTCTACAGCTGGAACAAGTATATTAAACGTGGCAAATAATACAAGTCTAAGTATTAACAGTGCAAATATTTTTCAAGATTTTGGATTAGGATTGGATGTAGATGATTTTGATAATATTTCACAAGAAATTATACCTAAATTTTTAACTTTTAATGAAACACAAATAGGATTTTTGATTAATGAAAAAGTACTAAATGATGTAGTAATTAATTTTGATTTATCATTAGAAACTGGTTCTGCATACAATGTTTATCATAATAATGTTAGAATTGACGATCCTGAGTTTGTTGATGCGGAAACTGCAGTCAATAATCCTAATGCAATTATGCAAACAATTATAGGTGACGGAGTTCAAGATAGTTTTATTGTACAGGATTACATTACAAATATTAATGCTAATGATATAATTATAATAAGAAAATCAATAAGTGATGGAAGTTTTGTTCCTAATTATGAAAATTTAGATACTGAAATACAAGGCGGACTATTAAATTATAGTAATGCAAAAGGAATAGTATCAAATGAAATAGTTATAGATGGTGATAATTTTGTATCTCCGACAAATAGTAAAGGACCTGAAGAACTTTTACCAGGTCTTGTGCAAGATTCCTTTGCTATTACTGTCTATGAAAGACCTAATTTAGGCGGTAGTTTTATATATAATCTTAATTATATCGGAAATGGAGTTCAAACTGAATATGATATTAATGTAAAACCAGTTAGTCAATTATCATTAATAGTTAAAATTAATAATGTGTTGTATCAATTAGATAAAGACTACACACTAAATTATAATGAAGAAAAAGTTATATTTGTAAACACACCTGCGCTAAATGATAAAATTAATATTTTAATTTTAGATTACAGTGCAGATGATGTGCTTGATACTGGTGTACTAGTAGCTGATGGAAAAACAAATGAGTTTTTGTTAAATGTTAGGTGGCAGGAAGATTTAAATGGCCAAATTACAGTTAATGGAAAAAATTTAGATTATGTTTTAATTGCTTCAGATACGGAATATTATGATAGTTCTAATAATGTTTTAATAAGATTTTCAGATATTATAGAAGAAAACGCAATAATTAATTACTTAATTACTTTTGGAGAAGAAAAAAAGCATAGTGCTATACATATAGATGAATTTATTGCAGATGGATCTACAACAGCATTTAAATTGTACAATGCACCATTTGCTCAAATGCCTGCAGAATGGCATACTCTTGTATTTGTAAATAATAAATTATTAAATCCTGGATATGTAGAGACTTTTGTAACAACAGATGTAACAGAATATAGTTTGAAATTATATCAAATACCATTAGGTAGTTTAAGTTTTCATCAAATTAAAGTTTACTTAAATGATAATGAATTACAACATATAGTAGATTGGAATTACACTTCGTCTACTGCAACAGATTTATTAGTTGATGATTATTCCCAAGAAGGTAGTACAATAGAAATCAGGAAAGGTTTAAGTCAGCCTGGAGATATTTTGAAGGTTTATGTTTACGGTTATGAGGACAGTGTAGAATCTGGTGGAGACTATAGATTTGGATATTTTAACAATACAGAGTTTATTTCAACACCGGATACATTATATATAAATCCCATACATTTAAATGTAAACGATAAAATCCGTGTTTACCAATTTAGTAATCACGATAGTCAAAGTATAGATTGGCAAAGTTTCGATGTAGTAGAAAGGACAGAATTTTCAAATGTTCCATCATCTAAGTTTGATATAAAAAGAGTGATAGATGATTTAATAGAAATAAAATTTTCTATAATTCTTCAAGCAAATAAACAATATCAAATTTTTAAAAATGGGCTAAGGATAGATGATCTAAATTTTGGTGAAGGCCAAGTAAGCAATTTATTTGCCTCTATTAAAACTCCATTTGGAACTGGTACTAGAATATTAAATTTGGCTGATATAGGGTTAACAGTAAGCAAAGGAGACGTTATAAAGGTAGTAGAAATCCAGTCTGATTATCCTTTTACTAATACTGATGAATATAGAGATGATTTTTATGAATATCAAAAATTAAAAAATGGAATTATACCTTTAAATAGCTCGGCTATAGATGCTCAGTATGTATGGGTAGTTAAAAATGGAATAATGTTGAGTCCTAGTGTTGATTATAAATTAGGAATTGATAGATTTTCTGTAAAGTTAGTAAATGGATTGCAAGAAAATGATAATGTTCAAGTAATACATTTTAGTAATAAATTATTTTCTAATAAGTTTGCCTGGAAACAATTCCATGATATCTTAAATAATACGCATTACACTACTTTAAATGGAGAAAATAATATAACTTTAATGCAGGATTTGTATTGGTATGATAAATTTATAGAAGTTAATGATGGAAGTTTATTACCTCAACCTACTGAAAATAGCAAATATCCTGGAGTAATTATAATCGACGGAGAGAGAATAGAATATTATGAAAAAACAGAAAATATTTTGTTTAATTTACGGCGAGGAACACTCGGAACAGGTGTAAAAAATATGCATGCTGCGGGAGTTGAAATTTATAATCAAAGTATAGAAACTATATTGCCTTATAAAGATGAGATATTAAGAACAATTTTTAACGGCGATGGAGAAAATACTAGATTTGTTTTAGATTTTATTCCTAATAATATTAACGAATTTGAAGTCTTTGTAGGAGGTAAAAGATTACGTAAAAATTCAATTGCTTCATTTAATCCTGCTTTAGGACAAGATTCACCTGAAGGTGACATAATTCTTCCTCAAGAATTTGATTTAGAAAATAGCAACGAATTAGTTTTATTAGTACCACCTATGGCAAGTGAAAAAGTCACGGTTATAAGAAGACAAGGAAAACTTTGGAAAGCCGAAGGAGAGACTTTAAATAGCACAAATAACGCAATAGTTCAAAAAATACGAATTAATAAGCCTGACATGCCAAGATAAATAACATTATAGGAAAAAATATGAATTTATTTAATGAAAAGAATGGAATAATGATAGAAGGACATATAAAGATTTATGATCCTGAATCAGAAAAGATTTATGTAAACAAAAGAAATGCAATACATTATGAAAATATGAGTATTGCACTAGCTTCTTGTTTGAGTAATTCAGGTAACGGATTTATATATTCGATGAATTTTGGTAATGGAGGAACTTATGTAGATCCTACAGGAATAATTACATATTTAACTCCTAATAGCACTGGTACAAATTCTGCATTATATAATGAAACATACGAAAAAGTTGTAGATGATAGGAGCGTTAACAATTTAGATACGTTTAGGAATAAAACTGAAATTAGGCATGTAAGTGGTACTAATTATACAGATATAATTGTAAGTTGCTTATTAGATTATAGTGAACCAGCAGGCCAAGATGCTTTTGATACAGGTACAGATACAAATGATACTTTCATATTTGATGAGTTAGGATTGAAAAGTTGGAGTTCAACTGGTGAAAGCATGTTATTAACTCATGTATTATTTCATCCTGTCCAAAAAAGTTTGAACAGATTAATACAAGTTGATTATACTGTTAGGATACAAAGTTTATCTAGCATGCTTGGAGAATAAAAATGGCCTATCAAATCTTTTTTACAGATAAAGTTAACAAATTAGGATTAGTTGTACAAGATCAATCTATTAATAGTGAAACATCTTTAAAATTTCCTGGAAAAAATTATACAGGATACGGACCTTTAATAGGAGAAAACTTTTTACATTTATTAGAAAATTTTGCTAGTATAACTCAACCTGCAACCCCAGTACAGGGGCAGCTTTGGTTTGATTCTTCTCCAAATAATGAAAAAATGATGGTTTATAACGGCGCAAATTGGATACCTGTAAGTACAATTAATAAAGGAATAACGCAGCCGATTATCAAGCAGGAAGGGGAACTTTGGGTTGATACAGAAAATTTACAGTTATTTATTTATACTGATGCAGCAGGTTGGGTATTAATCGGTCCGCAATTCACGGGTGGTTTGACTACTGGTGCTACACCACAAATAGTTGAAGGTATTGATAATAATCAATATAATATTTTAAGATTAGATGTAAATGGAAAACCACTTATTATTTTTTCTTATATAGAATTCACTCCTAAAAAGAAAATAGACGGATTTGTAACTATAAAGGCAGGATTGAATTTAGCAAGTCCATTAGGAGAAAACTTTAAATATTTCGGTGTCGCTGAAAAAGCAGAAAGTTTGATTGTAAATAATCAAACTGTTTTAGCAGGAAATTTTTTAAGAAGTGATGCTCATAGTACGACAAATTATTCGTTAAATGTGTTAAGTAATGATGGAATTTCACTTGGATTTAATGGTGATTATGAATTAGGAGTTGATTTCAACAATGCTTTTATTAGACATAATATACCTGGTGCAAGTGTAAACATAGTAGTTAAAAATGATGGTATTTTCAAAACAGTTGCTTCATTCGATTCATCAATGAAGGTTGGAATTAACAAAGAAAATCCTAGCGCAGAATTAGATGTATCAGGGGACATTAAAACCAGCAATTCTATTACAGATACTACGCAGGGAAAATTAATTATTACAAGTACATTGGATACTAATCAGATAACATCAGGCTCAATTACAACCTCTGGTGGTGTAGGTATTTCAAAAAATTTACGTGTAGGCGAAAATATTTATTTAAATTCTGCTATTGATAGCAAATTGTACACTGATAGTATTATGCCACATGAAGATATCACAAATAGTAGAGTATCTTCAATTGGAAATTCAAGTATGCCTTTTACGGGAATTTACGCAGATGTTTTTTATGGTAATTTAGAAGGAAATGTAACAGGATCTGTAACAGGTAGAGCAGGGTCTGCCAATAGGCTTTCTCAACCGTCTACGTTTGAATTTACAGGAGATATACTGTTAGCTAATGAAAATATTAACTTTACAGGACAAGGAGCTTTAATAGAGTTTCCTACACAGTTATCAGAAAACATGATACAAGGAAAGAATGAGGTTGTTGAAGCACAAAATGATGATTTATTACTTACTTATAGACCTACTAATGATATTGGATATAAGAAAATACAAGTTCGGACATTACTAGATAAAGTTCCTGTAATGCCAATCGGATCAATAATTCCGTTTGCTGGGCAAGCTGCGCCTTTAGGTTGGTTGCTATGTGATGGAGGAGAAGTACAAACAGTTGATTATGAAAAATTGTTTGCTATTATTGGTTATACTTATAAAGCACAGGAATTATTACCAAATGGATTTTTTGCAGTGCCTGATTTAAGAGGAAAATTTCCTTTAGGAATGTTAAACATGGGCGGTACGCATAGTGGCAGTTTTTCCAATACTTCAGCTGAAGTGTTAGGAGGTAGTGACGGTAATGATAATATAATTATAAACACATCTAATTTACCGGAACACACACATTCTATGATGTATGAACCGACAGATGTAACCAATCCTAATTATGGTTTACAAAAATCATTTTATGCTATAGCGCCTGATATCGACAATGATTTAAACGATGCTCAAGATGAAGTGTCAAAATTTCATTTTTTTAAAGAGGATGAAGCAGAATTTTCTGGTTATGGAATGAATACAACACAAGGTGTAGTAACAGAAAGCGGATTAGGTAATTCTTTAAATATATTAAATCCTTTCTTAACATTAAACTACATAATTTATGCAGGATGACAGATAATGAGTTATAGAATAAACAGAACTGATGGCGAATTATTAGTTGACTTACAAGACGGAATTATTGATTCAACTACTACAGATTTGACATTAATAGGAAGGAATTACCAAGGCTTTGGAGAGTGGTTAAATGAAAATTTTGTAAAGTTATTAGAGAATTTTGCCAGCACTTACCAACCTAGTGTACCTATCACAGGACAACTTTGGTATGATAAGCAGGATGAAAAGCTTAAAGTCTTTAATGGAACATTTTTTAAAAGTGCAAGTGGTACCGTAGTAAATAGTAGTCAACCAAGTAATTTAGTTGCAGGTGATATATGGATTGATAACGATAAAAATCAATTATATATATTTGATGGAACTGATTTAACACTTGTAGGACCACAATATACTGCAGATCAGAATAAAACAGGATTTGAAGTTACAACACAAATTGACGTTGATAACAAAAGTCATTCAATTTTAAATTTATATATTGGTGGTGTTTTATCCGGTATTTGGTCAAAAGATGAATTTATAATTCCTATTCAATATTCAATTATAGGTTTAGATCCTTGGCAAGATGATACTGCTACTGTAAAGAGGCAAAAAATATTTAAAGGTTTTAATATTGCTAAAACAACAAATGAGACAGGTATAGATGGGCTATGGTATAGAGGAACAGCGTTAAATGCAAAATATTTAATTAATGATCTAGGAGAAAAAAAACAAAGCGCAAATTTTTTACCAACTGATGCAGATGGAGTAACAACAGGTTATTTACAGATTAAGAATTCTAATGGTTTAATAATTGGTATTGGAGATCGGCCAGTAACAAATTTCCGTGTAACAGGTAGGTCTTCTTATATAGAAAATATAGAAAATGATGGCGATTTTAATGTATTAATAAAAAATAATCAATTTCCTAATTATACAATAAATGCTTTAAAAATATCTGCAAGTGATTTGTCTCTCAATTTATTTTCTGATGTACCTAATTTTGATGATATTGGTATTAGACCGATAATAAATGCAAACTCTGATATTAGTGTTACAGGAAACATGTCAGTTGCAGGAACATTAACTGTAGCGGGAGAAATTACTTATGTAAGTTCTATAGATTTAAAAATATCAGATAAACAAATAGAATTAGCAATAAGTGAGAACAATGAAATTGGTGATGATACTGCAGTAGTCGGTGGCGGTATTATTTTAAAAAGTTCTGATAGTGATAAAGAATTTTTATGGGAACAAGAACCGGATCAAACAAGTACAATTAGGGGATCTTGGACAAGTAATCAAGACATTAATTTAAAAACTACAGTATATAATTCTACACCTGCTTTTAAAATTGATAATAATTTAATATTAACACGCACAGAGTTATTTAGTAGTGTAACAAAAGCAAGCGGAGTGACTGAACTTGGAACTTTAATAAATTTAAAAGTCGATAATGTTGAAATCGATGATAGTTCAATACGAAGAATTAATGGTCAAAATTTAGTTATTGATGCAAATGGTACAATACAGAATGCTGGAACAGTAAGTTTTGCTAATCATAACAGGATCATTAATCTAGCAGATCCTATAGATTTAAAAGATGCTACTACTAAAGAATATGTTGATAGAAGTATTCAAGGAAAAGAAATTTTGCTTTCTTTAGATATAAATGGTTTACTTGCTCCCGGTGAGCCTGAAAATGTACCTTTTTATGCAGAAACTGTCAATAATATTAGAAAAGTTTTGAATGAAATGTTACCAATTGAAGAGTCTTTACCTAATACTGATGTAAAAATAATGGCTACAAGGATAAGGGAAATACAAGCAGTCTTTCCAGTTACAGTTTCAGAAACTGATGATTCTGTTTTGCAAAAATCTAGAATTACAGTCCGTAATTTTAATAATACAGGAACTGTAACAGTTATGCAAGATTTAGTTGCAAATCCCATTTTTACCGGCTCAACTACTGACATTACTTTTGTAGTTGATAGATATGTATACAAATTTAGAAGTGATGGTGCAAATTGGAATTATATTTCTACAGATTTTGTTCAGATTGATTGATAGTGTTAGTAGTAAAATAAAAAACAACTAAATATATTAAAGGTACTTGAGGTGATATGAATGGCATATATAATAAACACATATAATACTGCTCAGTTAACTGTAGTAGAAGACGGAACAATTGATCAAACAACTGATTTAAAATTAGTTGGTAAAAATTATGCAGGGTATGGTGAAATACAGAATGAAAATTTTGTATTTTTGCTTGAAAACTTTGCAGGTGCAAATGAACCACCTAAAGCTATTACAGGGCAAGTTTGGTTTGACAGTGATAGTAGAAAATTAAAATTTTATGACGGCACGCTTTGGAGAACAACAGGTGGTTCCGAAGTTGCAAGTACAGCTCCTGTAGGGTTGACTGAGGGTGATTTTTGGTGGGATATAGAAAATGAGCAGTTATATGCTTTTAATGGAACGACTTGGATTCTAGTAGGTCCGCAAGGAACAGGATCTGATGTTACACAATTCCAAAGTAGGACAATTAAAGACATAGATGATATTAACAGATCTGTTATTGTAAGTGTCGTAAATGATGAAGTTGTGCATATAATTAGTGGTAATACATTTACAATAGGAAATATCGATTCAGCTGATTATCCAGGGTTTGACAAAATACATAAGGGTTTAACCTTAAAAAATACAATCAATGCAACAAATGGAGTTACAAGTACTGAGCACAGATGGCATGGAACTGCTACAAACTCAGATAAGTTAGGTGGCTACAATGCAGAGGAATTTGTAAGATTTACAGGAGCAGCCTTTAGTAATCAAGTTAATTTTGGTGATAATGGTATTGCAATAGGAAATAGTCAAGATCTTAGACTTAGAATAGTTAATGATAACCAAGCTATTATAGGTAATGAACAAGGTTTAGATGTATTTTTTCAAGTTAAAGACAGCAACAATCAAGTCAGAATGCCTTTCAGAATTACAAGTAGTGAAATTTTACCAGGTTACGATATTGCAATTGATCCTACAAGTACAAGTTTTAATGCTGCGGCAGCAGGAACAAGAAGTGTAAATATTGGTAGTGCAACTAACATTTTTCAAAATGTTTATGCTAATAATTTTGTAGGGCTTGCAAGTCAATCTTCATTAGTTCAAGTAAATTATGTAAATGCTCAAAGCGTTTCTTCAATTGGGTATTACAATGGAAATACACAAGCTACTAGCGGTATATCAATTGTTGCAAGAGATTTATCCGGTGATATAAATGCAAATGTATTTAGAGGAGTTGCTACTTCTGCAAAATATGCTGATTTAGCTGAATATTATTTAAGCGATAAAAATTATGAGCCTGGAACTGTTTTAGTACTAGGTGGTGATGCTGAAGTTACTGAATCAAATAAAGATTGCGACGATACTGTTGCAGGTGTTGTTTCTACAAATCCAGCGCATTTAATGAATACTGAATTAGCTGGAGAAAGAGTTGCAGTTGCTTTAAAAGGAAGAGTTCCTTGTAAGGTAAAAGGAATAGTTAATAAAGGAGATTTATTAGTAACATCGGATCTTCCTGGTGTTGCTAGAGCTTTAACCGAAGAAGAAAAAAATAATGGTAAGTTTTATTGCGTAATTGGCAAAAGTTTATCTAAAAATACTTCTTTAAGTACAGCTTTAATTGAGATATTAGTATAAATAAAACTATAATACTATGGAGTTTTAAATGGCAATATCAAATGTGTTGCAGGGTGGTTCAATTAATGCTACTGATTATAATAATTTACAAAGCAAAGTAGCAAGTATTTTAGGAACAGGATCAGGAGATTATGGATACGGACAAACAGTTGTAAGCAGTCAAGTATCGGCTACTAATTTTCCATCTACAATTGGAGATTTAGTGACTGCTACACAAATGGATAATTTAAAAGCAGATATCCAAAAATGTTGGGTTCACCAAACTGCAAATACATTTTCTTTAGGTGATATTAACGCAGGTGATGAAATTACAGCAGGAACTGGAACTACCACTAAAACCCATAATCAATATATATCTTATGTCAACACAATAGACACTAATAGACTTCCAACTGTATCATTGAATGCAAGTCAAATGACTACTACTCAAAGTGTAAGAGCTGATCAAAGAACAGCAGATTGGAACAATTTTATAAATTACATTTTTAGAGTAGAATTTACAAACGATAATCATAGAAGACACTTTTTTAATACAGGTGGACAAATTAGGATTTCGTTGTCTATGTCAAACATTCCTGCAAATACAGATCCTAGATATTTAAAATCTTATAATTGGCAACAAATTTTAAATAATGTAGGCATTGTTACCTTTGGATTTTCTCAAAATCAAAGTACAAGTACTGCTTATAATATTATATATAGTTCAAATGCAGGTGACTGGAATAATACTGTTTATTCAGAAAATGATGTTATAGTTAGAGTTAGAGCTAATCCTTCGACTAATATCCTAGAATTTGAGGTTAGGTTACAAGATGACGATACTGGGGATCAAACAGGAATAGGACCAGCTCAAGATGAGGATGTGTCAGGCACAATTTCTTGTTCTGTAGATGAATTTAGAGCAACTGGCAGTTATGTAAGTATAGCTGCCCCTACTTATACAAATGTAAGCACGTTCTAAAAAACCAAAACTAAAAAAATAACATAATACAACAATAAATAATCATAATAATTATTTGGAGTTTATTATGGATGAAAGATTAGAAAAAGCTTTAGATTTTTCTAATTTTATGGTTACGTTACATAACCAATTAAGAATATTTAAAGAACAATATTATCAAAATTTAATATGTTACTATAGTGGCGGACAATTTACAGTTACGCAAGAATTAATTACCTTTTGTAATATGATGTCAACAAGAGGTTATAAAGAAATTATTTTGATAGATGATAATGAAAATCCAATAGAAATTGAAAATTTAGAAGATTTTTTAACACAAATATTAGATCTTTATTTTAGAGCTTCTAATTCTTATCTTAACGATTATAATAAAATTAAAAAAGAACGATCTGTAAAAAATTTAGTTGATTTATGAATACTAGTAAAGGAATAGTTCTTTTTGCAAGAAATAATGA